CCGCCGCCCGGCGCGAGGCGGTGCAGGCCGAGATCGCGGAGCTCGTGCTCGCGGAGCGCCGCGGCCAGATGATCCCGATCGAGACCGCGCGGCGCGACGTGATGGAGCGCTACAGCATGGTCAAGACGCGCGTGCTCGGCGTACCGCGGCTCCTGGCGCAGCAGCTTCCACATCTCGCGGCTGAAGTGGGGCCGGTGGTCGACGCGCTCTTGAGGGAAGCGCTCGAGGAGCTGGCCTCCGGTGGTCGCGCCGAGTAGCTGGCTCGACGGCACCGAGCAGGCGCTCCGCCCGCCGCCGCGGCTGTCGCTCTCTGAATGGGCCGATAAGCACTATCGGCTGTCGCCGGAGAGCTCGGCCCAGCCCGGTAAGTGGCACACGCGCGCGTATCAGCGCGGGATCCTCGACGCGATCGCCGATCCGGCCGTCGAGCGGGTGTCGGTCCAGAAGTCGGCGCGCGTAGGCTACACGCTCTGCATCAACGCGGCGATCGCGTACCACATGCATCACGACCCGTGCCCGATCATGGTGGTGCAGCCGACCGTCGAGACCGCGAAGAAATACAGCAAGGAGTTCATCGCGCCGATGTTCCGCGATGTGGAGGTGCTCGCGGGTCTGGTCAAAGGCGCGGCGGTCAAGTCGAGCGGGCGCACGATCCTCGACAAGAGCTTCCCCGGCGGCGTGCTCTCGATGGTTGGCGCGAACAGCGGCACCGGGTTCCGGATGTCGTCGCGCCGTGTCGTCATCTTCGATGAGGTCGATGGCTACCGCGACAGCGCCGGCGACGAGGGCGATCCGATCGCGCTCGGAGAGGCGCGAGCGCGCGAGTACTGGAACCGAAAGATCATCGCCGGATCGACGCCGACCATCGCGGGCGCCAGCCGCATCGAGGAGCTGTTCGAGGCCGGCGATCGGCGGCGCTTCTATGTACCGTGCCCGCAGTGCGGACACATGGACGTGCTCCGGTTCCGCAAGCGCAAGGGCGACGAGACCGACGGCGGCCATCGGATGCGATGGCCCGACGACCACCCCGAGGAAGCTCGCTTTGAATGCGCCGCGAACGGGTGCGTGATCGAGGAGCGGCACAAGAGCGCAATGCTCGAGGCCGGCGAGTGGCGCGCTGAGGCGCCCGGCAACGGTACGGTGAACGGACGGGCACACGCGTCGTTCCATATCTGGGCCGCGTACAGCCTCAGCGCGAACGCAACATGGGGGCAGATCGCGCAGGAGTTCGCCGCCGCCACGAAGCTAAAAAACAACGAGACGCTCAAAGCGGTGGTGAACACGTTGTTCGGGGAGACATGGCAGGAGCGCGGGGAGGCGCCGGAGTGGGAGGGTCTGTACCTGCGACGCGAGCCGTACGCGATCGGGACCGTGCCAGAGGGCGTGATCGCGCTGACCGCCGGTGTCGACGTCCAGAAGGATCGCCTAGTCCCCGAGGTTGTCGGATGGGGCGCGAACAAGGAATCGTGGTCTATCCTGATCGACGAGATCCCCGGCGACACGGCGCTGCTCACGGGCGAGGCGTCGCCGTGGATCAGGCTCAACGCACTGCTCGCGCGCACGTTTCAGGGCGCGGATGGGCGCGTGTTCACGATCTCGATGATGGCGGTCGACGGCGGATGGCAAACCGAGGCTGTCAGCACACAGGTCGTCTACGCCTGGGGCCGGCAGCACCCGCGCAACCGAGTCATCGTGACCAAGGGCGTGTACGGACCGCGCGCCCTGGTAGAGACCGCGACCCCGGTGGACGTCACGATCGGAGGAAAGAAGATCCAGCGCGGCTACCGCGTCTGGCCGATCGGAGTCGACGGCGCCAAGGCCGAGTTCTACAGCTTGCTTCGACTCGTGCCGGACATCGAGACCGGCGCGGTGCCTCCTGGATACTGCCACTTCCCCGAGCACCCTGCCGAGTACTTCCGCCAGATCACCGCCGAGCAACTGATGAAGATCGTCAAGCGCCGCACGGGGCGGGCGCGGCTCGAGTGGCAGACGCTTCCCAACCGCGAGAACCACTACCTTGACGCGCGGATCCTCGCGCGCGCCGCGGCCGCGGTGCTCGGGATCGATCGTCTCGTCCAGCCACCCCCGGCGCCGACGGCCGCGCCACCGCAAGCGCCGAGCTCGACGCCGACGTCGACACCCACCCCGGTCGAGCCGCCACCGCGCTCCGAGTCCCGCCCGAGCTCGGGCTACTGGGGCGGGTCGCGGCCAGGTCGCCCGCGCGGCAGCTACTGGGGGCGTCGGTGATCCGGTGGATCTCGAAGCGCGAAGCGGTCGCGCTCGTGATCGCGGCCCAGCGCCCGGACACGATCGGCTGCAGGGCAGCCGGCTGCTCGCTGCTCAGCAAGTGGGCGCGCGCCGGCTTGGTGCGGACGAAACCCGGCGAGCGCCCGCGCTGGGCGAAGTACCCTCGCCAGCTCTACCTGCGCTCCGACATCGAGCGGCGCATCCGCAGCCGCGCGTGCCGGCCGCCATGGCGGGCCGAGGATGACGCGCTCCTCGGCACCGACTACGATACGACCATCGCGGCCAGGCTCCGGCTCAGCGTCGACCAGGTGCAGCACCGTCGCAGCACGCTCGGCATCGGCCCCTACCGCTCGCCACGGTCGGAGCGGCGCTATCGTTGACAGCCCGCGCCCGCCGTGATCCTCACGCTCGGGATGGCATGGACGCAAGCAGATGCCGACGCGGTGCGCGAGGCGATCCGCAAGCTCGCGATCGGCGAGCGCACGGTCAGCATCTCGTTCGGCGGCCCCTCGGCCCGGACGCAGACCTTCGGGATCGTCCAGCTCGGCGAGCTGCGCACGTTGCTCGTCGAGATCCAGCGCGAGGTGGGCGGCGGCGCGACATACCGGCTGGGCGCGACGAGGAAAGGGCTCGAGCGATGAACGTCCTCGATCGCCTCATCACCTGGCTTGCTCCGCAGTGGGGGCAGGCTCGAGCGCTCGCCCGGCTGAAAGCGCGGCACTTCGAGTCAGCGTCGATCGGGCGGCGCACGACCGGCTTCCATAGGCTGGCGACCGATGCGAACGCGGCAGCTGCAGGCCCCACGCTCGGATTCTTGCGCGCGCAGGCACGCGACCTCACGCGCAACAACCCGTGGGCGCGGCGAGGTCTGCGCCGGATCTGCGGTGACACCGTCGGCTGTGGCATCAGGCCCAAGGCCAGCGGGCGCGGCGCCGAGCGCGTGATGCAGTTGTGGAGGCTGTGGGGCGAGACCACGCAGTGCGACGCGAAGGGGCGGCTCACATTCTACGGCCTGCAGCGGCTCGCGATGCGGACGATCGCGGAGTCCGGCGAGGTCCTGATCCGTCGACGCTTCCGCCTCCCGATGGATGGCCTGGCGGTGCCGCTGCAGCTGCAGGTGCTCGAGCCCGACTACATCGACACCGGGCGAGACACCGGGGCGGTACAGCTCGCGAACGGTGGCGAGATCATCCAGGGTATCGAGTTCGATGCGATCGGGCGGCGGGCCGCCTACTGGCTTTTCGACCGGCACCCTGGCGGCCTGGGCCGGGCCATCAACCCGGTGTCCCGTCGAGTCCCAGCAGACGGCATCCTCCACGTGTTCGATCAGGAGCGCGCCGGCCAGGAGCGCGGCCCATCGTGGTTCGCGTCCGTCGATGTGCGACTGCACGACTTCGACGCGTTTGAGGACGCCACTTTGAACAAGCAGAAGATCGCCGCGTGCATGGCGGTGTTCACGACCGACCTCGAAGGCAGCGCACCCGCGCTCGGCCAGCCGGGCACCGACCCGGCGAGCGGACAGCCGATCGACACGTTCGAGCCGGGGATGATCATCCCGCTGCCGGCGGGAAAGCAGGTCACGGTGGCGAACCCGCCGGCCGCGACCGATCACGCGTCGTACAGCGCGACCACGCTCCGTGGCGTCGCGGCTGGGCTCGGCACTACGTACTCCGGCATGACGGGCGACTACTCGCAAGCAAACTACAGCTCCGAGCGCGCCGCTCGCAACGATCATCAGCGCGACGTCGAGGGCTGGCAGGAGCACATGTTGGTCCCGCAGCTCTGCCAGCCAGCGTGGAGCTGGTTTGTTCAGGCGGCGATCCTTGCTGGCGAGAACGTCGAGGACGCGCCGGCCGACTGGACGAGCGCGCCGCTGCCGATCCTTGACCCTGGGAAAGAAAACGACGCAGACAAGGATGCAATCCGGTCCGGCCTCAAGTCGTGGGCGACCGCGGTGCGCGAGCGCGGCTACGACCCGGACGCGATGCTCGCAGAGATCGCCGAGTACAACGCGGCCCTGGACGAGGAAGAGATCGTGCTCGACAGCGATCCGCGTCGGACGAACAGCGCAGGCCAGCA